AAAAACAGTAGAAAAGATTTTTTACATAAGCTATCCCATGAACTTGTAACTAAGTATAACGCGATAATACTTGAAGACCTTAATATGAAAGGTATAAGTCAAGGGTTAAACTTTGGTAAATCTGTTGCTGATAATGGTTGGGGAATGTTCACAACTATGCTTCAATACAAATCAATATTTTTAGGTAAACAAGTAATTAAAATTGATAAATGGTTTCCATCATCAAAAACTTGTTCATTTTGTGGTTCAGTAAAAACTGAACTAGCACTATCTGAAAGAGTCTATAAATGTGATGAATGTAACTCAGAGATAGACAGAGACCTAAACGCAAGTATAAATATTCGTGAGGCTGGTAGAAACCTACTAGCCTATTAAAATATATATCAGGGTAGGAACTACCCGTAGAGCGTGATTAATATATTTGGCATTAGTCAAATACTTCCCACGAAGCCCCGTCCTCTATTAGGGCGGTGGTAGTTCACGAAAACTATGACTAAAGAATATGAGGATATTATAAATCATTTTTATCAATTTGATATGAGTGAATATGATAATAAAGTTGCAAAAAGGTTGAATAGCCAATTGGAAAAAGAGAATCAATCTTTAAGAAAGAAACTTAAAGATTTAAAAAGAGAATTTGAAAAATATAAAAATATAAATTTAAAAAATCATTCTTTTGAAATTTTAAAAGAAAAATTACAAAATAGATATTCTACTCTTACAGAAGAGAGTATAAAGGTTTTAACAACTGGGGAATATTTATTTCTAAATGAAAAAATAGATATGGATTATTCCCCAATATATATTAATTACATAAAAGTTTTAGAATTAGAAATTAAAAATAAATTAAATATTTGTGATAAATTAACTTTTGGTGGTTTAATAGAAAAAATTGGAAATATTTATGAGTTTAAAACATTTGTAGATATATTAACAAAAAATAAAATAATTGAGATGAGAAATAGAGCCACTCATTTATCTCAACTGAAGAAAAGTGAATGTGGAAAAATTAGAACTATTTTATTCGATGAGGGGTGGCTAGAACGATTATTATCTATTTTAGAAAACTTAAATAAGGAAAAAGAAAGAGAAATTGAATTAAATATTTATATTCTTGATACTGATGGATGTGAGTTCTTTAAAAATAGATTATATACTGTTTGTATTACTCTTGATCATAGAAGAATATTAAGTAATAAAAATATTAAATTTGGAAAATTTAAAGGTAAAGGTAAAGAGATTGAATATAATAATTTAAATTATATATTAATTTAACGAGAGTGTACATAAGTTCCTATAAATAACATAGAAAAATTTAAAATCCTTCTAGATTGAGGCAATATTATACTACTGATCTAGGAGGTTTTTTTATGGATGAAAAAATTAAATTCTAGTTTAAACATAGCTAAATCTCCTATTGAATTGGTGTATATAAAAAAAGGCCACTACAAATTAATGTAGTGAACCTATTAAATTAAATATAAAATGGTAGTGTTTAAAAGTTTGTGTAAAGTATAGAAATCTTCTAGATTGATTAAAATATTTAATTTTAAATTTAATAATATTTATGAAAATCTTTTCTAAAAAAAAGTTTTCATACTTTAACTAGGGTGCTAATTGTTAGGATAGCACCTTATATATATATGATATTTTTTGCTTAATCCTCTAAATCTTGATTAAAAATTCTTTCTGAAAAAAATACTTGTAACCGGGATGCAATTTGTGACCAGGATCTTAAATGACGACTTTTTATCCATTTTTTACTAATATCCATTGTAGCAAGATAAAGTATTTTAAAAAGTGAATCTTCTGTTGGAAAAATTGTTTTGGATTTTGTTGCTTTTCTTAATTGTCTATTGTAATTTTCTATAGAATTTGTTGTATATATCATTTTTTGCAATTCTGGTGGATATTTAAAAAATGTTGATAATTCATGCTAATTGTTTCTCCAAGAGGCAATTGCCGCAGGATATTTTTTTATCCATTTTTCTTCAAATACATCTAAATTACTTAAAGCTAATTCCTCTGTAGTTGCCTTGTAAATCTCTTTTAAATCAGCTGTGAACTCTTTTAAATCTTTGTAGCTAACAAACCTTGTGGAGTTCCTAATTTGATGAACTATGCATTTTTGAATTTCTGTATCAGGATAAATTGCTTGAATAGCTTCTGAAAATCCTTTTAAGTTATCCACGGAAATAATTAAAATATCTTCAGTACCTCTATTTTTAATTTCGCTTAAGACATTAAGCCAATATTTAGAGCTTTCATTTCCACCAACCCAAAGGCCTAAGACTTCTTTTTCTCCATTTAATTTAATTCCAATAGCTGTATATACAGCCTTTTTAATGACTTAATTATCTTATTTTACATTGAAATGAATTGCATCCATATATACTAAAGCATAAAGTCTTTCTAATGGTCTACCTTACCATTGGTGAGCTATTGGTAATATTTTATCTGTAATTTTAGAAATTAAAGATGGCGATGCATCAAAAGCATAAATTTCAGAAATATGCTTCTGGATATCACGCGTAGTCATTCCTTTAGCATACATTGACAAAATTTTATCTTCGATAGATGAAATATCATTTTCAAATTTTTTAATTACTTTTGGTTCGTATTCTCCTTCTCTATCTCGAGGAATATCAATAGTAAATTCTCCATTAGTGGAATTTATAGTTTTAGGATAATATCCATTTCTAGTATTAGAGGTATCTTTATTTTTGTAATCATATTTTGAATATCCTAATTCATCTTCAATTTCAGCCTCTAACATAGATTGAACAGTATCAGCCATTAAATCTTTTAAAATATTTTGTAACTCTCTAGCATCTTTAGGTTGAAATTCTGTTAAAAATTCTCTAATTAATTTTTTTCTTGATTCAGAAACAATTCTTTTTCGTGCTATAAAAAAACCTCCTAGATTGGTAGTATGATATTACCTCAATCTAGAAGGATTTCAAATTTTTCTATGTTATTTACACAAAATTATGTATACTCTCAATAAATAATAAATAAAAGGGCCTTTTGCTTAGGTCCTTTTATTTATTTAAATCATTTTTATAAAAATGGAAAAAATAAAAAAATTAATCATCTCCATCGACAATTGAAACATTTTCTGGTAAAAGATGACCGTATTTAGTTTTCCAATCATTAATAGAAAATAGGTTAGAATATTTAAAAGGTATATCTCTCTCATTATTCTTTTTACCAATAAGTTTAGCTAAAAACATTTGACAAAAATATAAAGCACTTAAAGAAAGCAATAAAGTTTCAAAAGTTCCCTTTTTATAATTTTTAACTTTATTGTGTTTAATTAAATTATATTTTCTCCACCATTTTAAAGAAATATATTTTCCAGAATTCCATTCTAAAAAAGGTTGTAAAACGATATTATCTTTTCTATATTTTATAGAAATTTTAATTGAATGAATGTCTTCATAATCTTGATATGCCCATTGTGAAAAATTAGTTATCTTTTTTAAAGACTCAGGGTCTCCAGAATCAAAGGTTTGAATAACTTTACTAATATTTTCAAATTCAGAACAAACAAGCATAATCTGTTTATGAATTTCTTCAGAGTAGATGTTATAATTATCTGTAGAGATAGAAATATATCTTTTTAAAGCTAAAAAATCATTTTCAAGATATTCATAATATTCCCAAAAATTATTACAATATTCATTAATTGTCAAAGAAAATCCCTCCAATATTATATTCAAAGTTTATTAAGATAGGTGCATCTTAGGAGCATGATAAAAGAAAACACCTTGAAAATCATTGGTAATCAAGGTATTTTTATATTTATAATCTTATTCCCACTCAACTTATAAAAAAATTCTAAAATTTAAACCTATTGATTTTACTAGGTTTTTAGAGGTGTATTTTTTGAAAAAAAGGCTTTTTCTACTGTTTTTTAAAATAAATGGGTGCATTTTGGGTGCAGTTGATTTTATATTTTATTATCTAAAATAACTATTAAACTTGATTTTAGTTTAAATATAAAATAAAATATTACAAAAATGAAATAAAAAAGGAGAATAAAGTGCTTGTTTTTATAAAAAATAATCTTGAAATCTTAAATTTTTTAACAGCAACATTTTTATTAATCGTAACAATTATATATGTATTTTACACAAAAAAGATATTAGAATCATCAATATTATCATCTAATCCAATATTAGGTATAGAATTAAAGAACATAATTATTTTTAAGAAATTTGAAGGAATAGATAGAAGGCAAATGTCAATTGATCTAATATTAAAAAATTTAGGAAATTCACCAATAATAGATATATATGCTGATGGAGAAATAACTTTAAATTATGAAGATATAAAAGGTGAAAAAACAATTCCTCAAAGGTTTGAAGCTGAATTTATCCCATTTATAGAAATACAAAATGAAAATAAAATTTCATTGAATTTTGGTACTAGATTTGTTAAAACACTCATATGTGATTTGGAAAAAAATATAAAATTAAATGAAATAAGAATAGCAACAAATCCGAGTCAAGAATCATATAGTGGACCTATTTTTACAATAAATGTTTTTTATAAAAATAATTTAAATAAAACATTTATGAGTTCTTATTCAGGAAGATTAGACGTTAATACACTTAGAAACATTAATGAAGAATTTGTATTTCCTGGTGAAAATGAAAACATTGAATTATCAATATTGTCCATTCCAAGACATAAATTTTCAACAAAATTAATAACTGAAAAAGAAATGTATTCAGAAATAAAAAGAAGAGATTCAAAAAGAATTCTGTGTGGATCATAGTTATCAAATTAAAAGATTAAAAGTAATTTTAATCTAAAAAATAAGGATAAGACATCAATTATTTCAAAATGATATAAATATCTCTATTTAAGATATATAACTACAATAGAATATAAGGGGGATAAAGTGAATAGTAATAAAAATAATGATACAATGATTTTTTATGGACTTTTATATATAGGATTGATATTTGTATTTGGAATTATTTATATTTGTATAGGAAAGGGGAACTTTAAATTACCAGCTGATGAAGATTATAATTTTATAACTTTTATGTATTTTAGTTCAATAACAATGACTACTTTAGGGTATGGAGATATTTTACCAGTGACATCTTTAGCAAGAGGACTAGCATCAATTCAGACTATTTTAGGAATAGTTATTATTGGATTTTTTCTTAACTCTGTAGCATCAAAACAAGCTGAAGATTTAGCGTTATTAGAAGAAAGAAGTTGCCAATTAGGATTGCAACATACAATGAAGTACGGATATTAATATTAAGAATGTTAAATATATGGATAGAGGCATATAATTATTCAGTTCCAGGAAGAGAGCTGGAGAATATTGATGAACTTTTATCAAAAGAAACATTTGATAAAATAAGAGTATATTTAGATATTAGGGGAAAAGCTCCAGTTGCACCAGAGTGTAACTGGTCTAATCATTTAGAAAATAATAGAAACGAAATTCTAGAAAGAGGGAATAAAATACTAGATAGATATGGTATCTATTTAGATTATAATGTATATGGAATAGTTAATAAATTGATTAATGAAAGTACAATTTTTAAAACTTTAAATATGATTAGAATCATTCCTGTTGTAGATAGACAAGAGGGATATAAAAGAGAACCTATTTTAGGAAATTATTACCCAGGACCAGAAGAAGAAGATTATGAAAAAATAAAAGAGTTAATTAAATGGTGTGAAAATGAGTATAAGAGATTATCGAAAGAAAAGGTAGAACTATACCAATTGAATATTAATGTAAAAGGTATTAATAAGAAAAAAGAAATCCCAGACTGCATGTATAAAAGGAAGTAGTAATATTTGATAAAAATTCATGAAAAAAAAACCTTTTAAACACTACCAATTTATCTTAAAATAAGTTTTTATTTTGTAAGAGTAATGATAAAATATCCTTAAAAATACAAGGGAGGAAAATATGAATAAGATAATAGTTATTTATATTATTTATATTATTTTAATATTGATATTAAGTATTTCAAACGTTCCATATTCACAATTAGTTATAAATATATTCACACCTATTTTTATTCTTAGCTCTTATTTTTATAAAATGAAAATGGAGCAAAAAATCAAGCAAGATTCAGATCAATATATATATGTGACAAAATTACAATATGATATGGAATTTAAAATATACAGTGAAATTTCAGAAAAATTATTCAGATTAAAAGTGGCGACATTTAATTTAGCACCTGCATTAGATACTCTTCCAAGTGAAGAAGAAGAAAGAAGAAAGGAGTATATAGATATACAAAATTTTGTGAAGAGTATAATATTTTTTCAGAAGTGGTATCTAAATATGCACCTTTTTATGAGGAGGAAATAAGTAATATATTAATAGATATTAGAAAATTATGTAATGAAGAGTCAATCTTATTTAAAATAGACTTTCTTGAAAGAATAAAGGAAGTAAGGTTTGACTACTTAAAATCAGATAAACGAAAAGAGATGATTGATGTGCATATTAAGAATATAAATATATCAATAAAGAAAAGAATAATGGAGATGAAGATAAAAGATTAACAAGAGTAAATTAACGATAGAATTTAAAAAAGTAGAAGGGAATCCTAATGATGAAATTGACATTTATAATATAAAAGGGTATATATAGTAATAAATTAGATTTTAAAGTTTTTTAGGAGTAGAGAGATGACAGTAAATTTAAAGATTATAAACATAATTTTAGTATTCTTTTTCTTTAATTATATCCATAAGTTATATTTTCATAGGAGTTACACATCGATAGTAATAAGTAATTTTAATTTTGAAGAAAAAGAGCGTATAATACAAAGTTTTTTTATAAAAATACTTTGTATTATTATAGAAGTCATAATATTGAAAAAAATATTTAGTTATTCATCTTCAGAGATAGTAACTGGATTTTTTTTTGGAGCTTTTTTGACCGTTTGGCCAGCGATAGCATATTTTAAACTTTTAAGATTTCCATATTATAAATATAAAATTTTAATATTAGCGAGGTATTTACTTTATATTGTAATTGTTGTATCTGTTGCATATGGTACGGATAAATTAATTTTTTTAAGTGTTTCTGGAAAAGAAATATACTATTTAGATAACTCTGGTATCGGAATAATAATAAGTTTTATGCTAGTGGTTATAGCTCCATTAATTGATTATATAATAACTGATATTTGTCATGTCAATCTTGAAAAAAAACATTTAGATATTTATAGAGATGAAGTAAGTTTTATGTTAGATAATCTAGATTTAAATATTGAGTATGTTGGGAACAAATATCAATACGAGATTGAAAAATATTCAAAACAGAATAATATAAATCCTAAATTAATATTAACACTTCTTGCTTTAGAAAATATTTATAGAGGAGAAAAATTATTTCAAATTTTAGAAAAGTTATATTTTAAAATTTTTTATGAAAAAGCTATAAAAAAAGATATGTCTTTAGGAGTATCACAAATGAAAATATCTACAATTTCTAAAACTTTACAGGTTTCTCCTCATAGTTTTAAAAGAAAAATATATACTTCAAAATTTTCAATTAGAGTAATGTGCAAATATATAAAAAAAATATTAGAAGAATTTTCTGAAGAAAATGATAAAGATATTTATGAATATATTTCTGAAAAATATGTGGGGTCAACAGTGAGTAAATCTGGAAAAATATATGCTGCTGTATTGAGAAACTATTTAAAAAGAGAAGAGTTGAATAAATAGGAACAAAATTATAGCTACTGTTAATAGTACTGAAACACTGTAAAGAATTTATAATGTTAAAAAAATATAGCACCTTGAATTAATCAAGGTGCTATTATTATTATCATTTTATTATCAATAGAAATATTTTAAGGGCTAAAACCATTGATTTTATTAGCTTAGATATCTAAACTAGGACTACTCCCACTCGACATGAAATTGTATGTTATGCTCTTAAATCTCAATAATTTCAAGGGTTATTTTTCTAAAAAAGTAATATTTTTTCTATAATCTACAAAAAAATGTTAGTTTGGACCCACTTTGGACCCACTTATTTTAAGCTGAAAGTAGCGGTAATTCTAGCTTTTAAGAATAAATTAGATATTTTTTTTGATAAGTTTTAAAAGGTAGTTTTTATTGTTAATTTGTTTGTCTTTATAGATTTTAAAAGCATGAAAGTTGAGCTTTTCTGAAAATTCATGCTTTGTTTAAAATATCAATCATAAAATTGTTAGATTCTCTGTATAAATGAGAGTAAATGTTTAAAGTAGTTTCAATTTTTTCATGACCTAATCTATTTGCAATGGCTAAAACATTTACATTATTGTTAATTAAAAAGCTAGCATGAGAATGTCTAAGATCGTGAATTCTTATTTTTTTTAAATTGGCTTTTTCTGAATAAATTTTCATATCATTTTCAAAAAGAAATTTAGTACAATTAAATAATCTAGTATTGGGGTCAGCTTCATAAATATGTTGTTTATACTCTTCTATTAATTCTACTAAATTATCTGGGATATCAATTACTCTATTACTTTTAGGTGTTTTAGGTTCTGTAATGACATCCCTACCATTTAATCTTTGATACGATTTATTAATTTTAATAATTTTTTTATTCGGGTCAAAATCTTTGATAGTTAAAGCTAATAATTCTCCTATTCTAATACCAGTCCAGAATAAAATGTTAAATCCAGTATAATTTAAAGGTTTATGTTCAATGAGTTTAATAAAAGTATTAAATTCATCAATAGTCCAAATATCCATTTCTCCTGCATTTTTCTTTCCAATAGTTCCAGCTTTATGACAAGGATTTTCTTTCAGATCATGAAATTTAACCGCATAATTAAAAATAGCTGTAAGTTGATTATGGATAGATTTTATATAAGTTTGACTATATGGTGAATTATTTTTAGGATTTTTAGATTTAATAATATGGGCTTGCCATTTTCTAACTATAATAGGAGTTATTTCCTCGACTTGCATTTTTCCAAAAAATGGTAAAATTTTATTTTCAATAATATATTCTTTTGTTTTATTGGTATGTTCTCTTAATCTTATTTGCATATCATCTTTATAAAGCTCATATAAGCTTTTAAAAGACATCCTTAAACTATATGCATCTTTTAATAGAAATTCTCTTTCCCATTCAAGGGCTGATTTTTTAGTGGGAAAACCTCTTTTTCTTTTTCGTATTTTTCCTTTATTTGTATTAATATAGAACCTAGCAGACCAAGTTCCATTACTATCTTTTATTACTGCCATATTTCCTCCTGAAAAAAATGAGGCTTGAAAACAAGCCTCATGTATCTAATTGTCTAGTCCCATTCTTTCAAATAGACGTTTACGATTAACTCTTCCTCTTAGAATTAAGAAGCCTTCTTTTTGTAATTCATCATTAATTGATTTGATTAATTTGTATGCAGTAGATTCTCCTATTTCAAAATATTCCATTACTTCTTTAACAGTTAAAATTTCTTTCATATACTTCCCTCCATTTATTATATATAAAATTAAAAATTTGTATTTTATAAAAATAGGTTAAGATTTATTTTTTAAATCATTCCTTTTGTTTTATTTAAATAAATTTTTGGTGTTCTTCCACGAGATATTAATTTTACTTGTTCACCATTTATTTCAGCAATTTTAGTTTCTAATTTAGAGTTTTTAGATTTTAAAGAACGAACTTTTTTTTCTAAAGAAGATATTTCAAGTTTATTATCTGTGATTTCTCTTTTTATATTCATCTTCTTATTTTCTAAAGTAATATATTCTTTTTTCATTGGTAGTCCCTCCCAGTTAATAAAGTTTTAAATTATGTTCGTTAATAGAAAGTTCAATTTTTTCATTACAAAGTTCTTCTAGTTCTAAAAGTTTAGCTTTGAGTTTAGATATTTCTTTTTTATAGTTTTTAACTTCGGCTATATTTTTAGTAACTTTAATTTTATTTTCATAAGTTTTAAATTCATTAAAATTAAATTCTATAATTTTATCTAAATTAGATTCTTCAGAAACCTTTTCTTCTTTAGTAATTTTAGAATTTATAAAGGCTCTAATATCTTCAACTTTTTTTAACTGAAGATCACCAACTTCTAAAAGATAATCTATTTCAAAATCCTTTCTAGTTAAAAGTTTAATAGCTTGATTTGATAGTGTAGATACATATAATTCTTTTCCTGGTAATTGTATAAAAACTTCATATCTTTTTAGTAGTTCTGAAACTTTATCTTTACTTAAACCAATATGAGTATACCAAGCCATAAAAGAACCCTCTGCTTTAAGATGTAAAGAAACTTCATATAATGCTTTACAAATTTCATATTGAGATTTTGAAAGAGATTTAAAAGCATTAGACATAATAGCTTCTTTTTCAACAACAATTTTTTTTACACTTTCTTCTATTTCGTAACTTCCGAAATCAAATGTACTTTCATAAGAACTTACTATTTGTGATTTTAATTTTTCAATAGCGGTTTTCTTTATCATTGTAAAGCCTCCCAAGCATCAATAAATGGAATCATAATCGATTTAAGTTTTTTATTATTAGATTCCCAGATTGTTTTTCCACGATCAATTAATTTACCGATTTCTCCACTTTGAGATATTGGTAAGGTTAAAGTTATATTAGAAGATTTAAATATATCCTCTAAGCTTTTGTAATAGTCTTTCTCTTTTTTAGTTCTAGTAAATCTATTTGGCATAATAACTCTTAATTTTTCTAACTCTGTTTCAGCTATAAAATTTGAAATAGATTTAGTTGTAACTTGATCTAAAAATGTTGGAATAAGAATTGAATCACTCATTTCAATAAAATTTTTATCTAAGTTAAGAGTTGGTGTAGCATCTATAAAAATATATTTATATTTATTTTTTAATGTTTTAATAAGTTCTTTTAAACCAATAGAATTAGATATTTTATAATTTGTTAATGGAATATAATAAAGATTTTGCCTTAATCTTATAAGTTCTCCATCACCTTTTTTTATCCATGAATCTAATCCACTATTAAAATCTTCTTCAATACCTGCATAAGATAAAATGTTATTTTGAGAATCGGATGTAATAATAAGAATATCATTTTGATTTTCATCACATATTGTAGCCAAATGAGCTAGTTGTAATGTTATCCATGACTTTCCAACTCCGCCTTTATTGTTTTTAATTGTGATAACTTTTCCCATTTAGTTTGCCTCCATATGATTTAAATTTCTAAGAATAATATATTTATGAACTTTTTTAGAGGTAATATCTATAATTCTTTCTGGAGCTTGTCCCATTGTTTTCTTAGCTAAATTAAAAGCATTTATTAATATTTCTTCCTGTTTTGATATTGGAAGAGAGTTAAAATAGTTATCTAGGATTTCATTTTCTTTTTTTTCTTTTTCTAAAATGTTTAAAGTATCATTTTGTTTTTTTAAATGTTTTTTAACTTTATCAAAACTAGAATTAGAAATCTCTTTGGTAGGAGTTTCAATTTTTTTTAGTTTAATAACTTTAGAAGTGAAAGGTTCTTGCCGTTCACCTTTAGAAATTTTACTAGAGAACATACCAGAAAGATTTTTAATATTAGGATTATCTTTTAGATTATTATATGTTTCTAGGATATAAGTTTTAACTTCATCAACACTTTGTGTTTTTAATAGTTTAGCAACTGATTTTTGATTAGTAGTTGTAAAATTAACATCCAGTGTTTTAAATATATTTTCAAATAAATCATGGATGTCATGATTCATGATTTTATTATTTAAGTTATTATGATTATAGTTATTATGATTAGCCTCTAATTTTTTAGAGGACTGTTCTTCAGTTTTTTGAAGAACTGGACTACAATTTTTTATAGTACTGCAATTTTTTGAAGAACTGTCAGATTTACTAGGTTCTTTTAATTTTTCTTGAATTTTTGTTCTAACTTCTTTTTCTAAGATATTACTTAAATAAAATATACTAGAAGTATTAAAACCTTTTACTTGAGTTAGTAATTTTAATTCTTTTAATTGTTTTAAAGCATTGGCAATAGTTCCATCACTTTTAGCTCCCAATATTTCTTTTAATTCATCATAAGAATATTTGATATAGATATTTCCATCTTCATCAATCCAATTGTTATAAGCGGATAACTTAATTCTGTCAAAAAGTTCAATATATATTTTAAATGTTGACTGATCTATTTTCTTTTTAAGAAATAAAGTCCAAATGACTTTAGGTATTTGTAAATGTGTAAAATTATCTAAATCATTTTTCTTTATGAAGTTCATATTGTTTTCTCCTGTTCCATTAATCATAAAAAAACCTCCTAAAAATTATGTTGCAAATTTAGGAGGTATACACTATAATATTCCTGTCAGAGAATGGTGGGTAGTGCATACCTGCCTTTTTTATTTTTTGTTCTTTTTATTTTCTATAATAAGTTTCATTTCAATATTAGAATTGGAATCTCTTAATTCTTCTCTACATTTTTCAGCATAATTAATAAGATAATTTCTCAATTCATCATCTAAGTTTTCATAATAAAGTTCATCATTTTTAATAATTTCAAAACTTTCTTTAAATTTTAATTGAAATGTTTGTTGTTCTATAAAATATTGATTTAAATGTAAATGAATATTTTCAATAGATGTTAAATTTAAAATCTTCTCTATATTTTTATTAAAATAAGTATTCATATCATCTAACCATTTCATAAGACCAAACATTTTTTCTCTTCTTTTATCATCAAGGTCATCTATAACTTTGGCATTTCGTAGAGCTTCTTCAAAAGTCATAATGTGACATTGTAAATTCATAGATCTTTCTAAAGCTAAAGAATTTCCACTTTCTGTTCTCATAATCACTCCTTAAAAAATACAAATATTTTATTTTGATGTATTATCAAACGATAATGGATTAGACAAAATTTTTTTTATTTTATTAATGGTTTCAGGATGTTGTTGTCGAATTCGCAAATACATCCATTCTCTTGAAAAACCTAATTTTTTTGAAAGTTGTGTCATAGAAATATTATTTATTAAACATTGTATTTTAATTTCATGTAAATTCAAAATAAACCTCCCTAATATTTTATTCACAACTGATAATACTACTTTTGTTATCAGTTGTCAATGGTTTATTTAAGTAATATTTGTTTTATATTCACAACTGTGAATAAGATTGTTATAATTAAAATGGGAAAGAGGTGATTAAATGAATGATTATATAGTTCCTGAAAAAAATAGAATAAAATTAGGAAAGTATTTAAAAGATAAAAGAGAAATTAATGGATTTGGATTAAATCAACTTGCTATAAAAGTAGATGTTGTAAGTTCTTTACTTTCTCGATTAGAAAATGGAAAAGTATTAAAAATAAATCCTTTTTTATTAAAAAAAATAGCAGAAGGATTAAGAATTGATTATAAAGAATTATATAAAATTGTAGGATATTTAAATGAAGAAGATTTTGAAAAAAATAAATATGAAGAAAAATTAAAAGAGATGGAAAAGCAACTAAAAGAATGTAATGAAAAATTAACTATTCAAAATAATAATAACAACGGACATATTATTATTGGAAATGGAAATAATATAAAAAAAATATATGGAAATACAGAATTGGCTAAAGAATTAAATGAACTTGATGATAAGCAAAAAGAAAAAGTTTTAAAATTTATAAATGAATATATTAAATAATAAATCAAACCGAATTAAATAAGTTGTAGTTTGATTTAGGTTTAAAGCAAAAATATCCAAATAAATAATTTAGGATAAGAAGGGATGAAAATGGGATTTAGATTTCAAAAAAGTATTAAATTAGGTGGGGGAGTAAGATTAAATATTAGTAAATCTGGATTGGGAGCGAGTATAGGAACAAAAGGATTACGAGTTGGAACAGGACCGAGGGGGACAAGAATAACTACAAATATACCAGGAACAGGAATAGGTTATACCAAAACATTTGGAAATAAAAGAAATAGAAAAAATATAGACTTTGAATATAAAGAAGAAATTCAACCAGATATTTTTACTATATTTGCTATTTTGATTATAATTATAGCAATAGTATTAAGATTAGTTTTTTCAAATTTAATTTTTAATATCTATCTAGTAATATCTATGACAGTTTTGAGTATTTTGTTATATGAAATAAAAACTTCTACGATAGAAGTAAATAAAGAATTTGAAGTAAATAATTTAAAGTCAAGTATATATATTGCTTTAATTTTAATGGGGATAGTATCGTATTTTTCTTCTCAATCTTCTTTGGGAATTTTCTGTATAATAAGTATATTACGTATTAATATAATTTTTTATAGAAAAAAATTTATTAAAAATAAATCAATAGAAAAAAAAGAAACTGTTGAATTTGATAATTCAAAAAAATTAGAAACAAAAGAAATAGATATACGTGGTGAGATATTAAAAATAATTAGAGATTTTGGATTAGAGGGTATTCTACAAAAAGATTTATGTAGTATTTTATTAAAACAAAATATAGAAATATCAAAAAATAAACTTTATTCAGAAGTTAATGAACTTGAGTCAATGGGAGATATTAAGAAAATAAAAGAAGGTAGAAGCTATAGATTGAAAATAGTAAATTAAATATTCAAGATAATAATATTTTTATATAATATTAAAAATTCTTATACTAAATAGAAAAGAAAAAGCAATTTGTTAAATTACAATTTAACTTGAAAAAATCTTAAAATTTATAAATAAATATATTAAATAAACTAATAATATTAGCTAAATAAAATATATGTATCTTAAAGGGGGAATACATAATGAAATATAAATTTATAATTGAAGGAAGTCAAGGAGATTTATATAACGTTATATTTAATATACATGAAAAAACATTAGATTCTTCATGTAGTTGTATTGCTGGAAAGAATGGAAATTTTTGTAAACATAGGTATCAGATTTTAAATGGAAATATTTCAAATTTTAAAAGTGATAATTATGAAGAATTAGAAAAATTTTATAATCAACTTTATTTTGTAGAAAATGGATTAGAGGAATATTTTTTATATAAAAACAATAAAAGAAAAAAAGGATTAATTAAACGAGAAAAAGATAGACTTGAGTATCTTATAGCACCAGAAGGATTTAATATAAAGGGACTTGGTAAAGTAAATTTAAAAAAATTAATTGAGAACGGAGCAATAAAAACATCACTTGATATTTTTAAACTAAAAGAATATAAAGATGCTGTTTTAAATAGTAAAAAAATATGTGAATCAACATTCGAAAGAATATTATTAGCAATAGAAGAAAGTAAAAACATAGAATATGCAAACTTTATTTATAGTTTAGGGATACCATATATAGGAGAATATTTATCAAATATATTAAGTAAAGAAAATAAAGATATTAGAGAATATTTTAATTATAATTTTAATGATTTTATAAACATAGATGGTGTTGGTGAAGAATGTGCAATGGCTTTATATGATTATTTTAATAATGAAGATAATAGACTTTATATAGAAAAACTTATAGAAGTTGGAATAAATATAATATATGAAAAAAAGAAAAGAAAAAATCAAACATTAAATGGAAAAAAAGTTGCATTTACAGGAAAGTTAAAAACTTTAGAAAGAAGAGAAGTAAAAAAGATAACTGAAGAATTAGGCGGAGAAAGTACAGATGCAATAAATGAAAATTTACATATATTAGTTGTTGGAGAAAAAGCTGGAAGTAAATTACAAAAAGCTCAAAAAATATCAACAATTGAAATTTTAACAGAGGAAGAATTTATAAATAAATACTATTAAAAATTAGATTGAAAATATTAATTTATTATGAATATATTAAATAACTAAAAAATAAAAGTTAATAATGGTGTCAGGATTATTTTTAAGATAACTAATAGAAAATAAAAATTTTTAATTTAAGCAAATAAGTAAAAAAATAAGATTCTTATATTTTGATAGCAGATATAGAAAAAAGGATAAATTCTGGATCAAAAGATAGATTAGATAAAATCTTAATTACTTTAGATAAAATAAAAAAATGGGGGGAAAAATGTCAATAGTAACATTAAAGCAAGCACAAAATAAATTTTTAAAAGAAATTGTAGATTTGGAGCCTGGAAGAGTTGAAAAAGCAAGAAAAAGTAGAGATTTTTTAAAAGAAACAATAAAAAATATTTGTGAAAAGGATAAAGAAATGTTTAATTTATATCCTGAATATCACATAGATTTTGGATCTTTTGCAAGAAATACTAAAATAAGACCTTTAGATGATATAGATATGATGTTTTGCTTTAAAGGAGAAGGATCAGTATATGATATATTAGGTAATGAAAGTTATAAAATAACCGTTCCAACAGAATCAAAAACATTAATTAAGGTATGTGAAGAAAATAATCAACTAAATTCAAGAAAAGTAATAGAAAAAATAAAGGCAAAATTATATAATATATCAAATTATAATAGAGCAGATATAAAAAGAAACCAAGAAGCAATTACATTAAAATTAAATTCTTATGAATGGAATTTTGATATAGTACCTTGTTTTATATGCAATGAGGGAGATGAAAAAGCAAAATTTTATTTAATTCCAGATGGAAATGGAAATTGGAAAAAAACAGATCCAAGAAAAGATAGAGAAAGAATAAAAGAATTAAATAATATTAATAATGGAAGTGTTTATCAGCTAGTTAGATTAGCTAAAAAATGGAGTAAACAAAAAAATTTTCAATCGATTTCTTCTTATTTATTAGAAAATTTAGTATTAGAATATGTTGCAAGTACATCTATTTCAAATAACACATATGATGAGTTTGAAAGTTTTTTAGATTATTTAAAAGACAAAATATATGAAAAAATAAAAGATCCAAAAGGAATACAGGATGATTTAAACAATCTGGAATTTTTACATAAATATAAGATATCTATTGCTGCACAAAGAGATGCAGAAATATTGCGAGAAAGCAATGATATATATTTGAGAGAAGAAACAAAAATAAATTTCTATATAAAAGTATTTGGGAATGATTTTCCAAAATATGGTGATAACTAATGAAAAATAGACAAAATGAAGAGAGACAATTGTCTTTGCTGTGTATTTCAGAATTACTTTATGGAAGGATAAAAAAAATAAGGCTATACTATAATTTTTTTTTAGTACTACCAATTTTATTATCTTTTTTTAAAAATGAAATAATAGAAAAAATAAGGATAACTTCTGAAAATCTAAATACATTCAATTTAATTATTACACTAGCAGTAAGTTTACTATACTTTGTTTTTCAATTTTTAGAAAAAGAGAATTTAACAAAAGCTGTAAAAGTACAAGAAGAATTTGATACAAAAGTTTTTGGATTACAGTGGAATGATTTATTGGCAGATCAACTTATGGATATAGAGATAAAGGAACTAAAAGAAGAATGTAAAAACATATCTAAGAAGAATAAAAAAGACTGGTATAATTTTGATGAAAATTTAAATGATAATGAAAATATATTTAGAGCTCAAAAATCAGCTATTGTTTATTCAAGAAAATTAAGAGAAAGATACTTGAATATGTTACTGATGATAGGATTAATAATTGTAGTAGTTTTTATAATAATTATTTGGAAAATACCTTTAGGAAAAATAATTTCAGATTATTTTTTACCATTTTACCCTATTTTTCAGAAATATATAGACACTATTTTTAAATTAAAAAATAGTATTTTTGAAAGTAAATCAGTGTACAAATATTTGGAAGACACGGATACTATAGGAAAGGATATATCTAATTTAAGAATTTTACAAGATTGGATTTTTATTAATAATAGATTACACGCACCAATAATACCTACATTGATTTATAAATTAGAAAGATCAAGGCTTGAAATATTTTTTAGGGATAATTAAAAATAATAAGGAGAATTTCGTGTATAAAGTTATAAAGATTTTAGATAAAAAAACAATACTAATTGATTATGGAAAAATGAACAAAGCAAAAGTAGGGGAAAAAATAAAAATTATAAAATCAGGTGAAGATATTTATGATTTAGATGGAAGATATATAGGATCATTGGATTCACTTAAAGCAGTACTTGAAATTGTACGAGTTGAAGAGGAGTTTTCGTTATGTCAAAATATAGAAACTAAGGAAGTGAACCCATTTGCTCCAGCAATAATGTTAAAAACTACTAAAATAATTGCTAAGGAATTAAATATAAAAGAAGATGAAATAGCATATTTAGAGTATACAAATAACGAACCAATAACTATAGGAGATATTGTCAAAAAATATTAAATTAAAATATTGTAAGAAAAATTAATGTATGATATACTGAACATAATAAGATGTTTGGTCCGGTGGCATATAAATATGTACACGACTATCCGAAAGGAGTTATCATATAAAAATGATAACTCCTTTTTTGATTTAGGAGATGAAAATGTCAGTTATTTGTGATAGACCATTTAAAACATATAAGGAACAGTTAGAAATATTAGAAAAAAAATATTTATTAGAAATTAATAGAAATAAATTTGAATTAAATATATTAAGTTCAATTTCATATTATGATTTGGTAAATGGTTATAAAGATTGTTTTATGGTTAATGAAAAATATAAAAAAGGAATTACTAAACAATATTTATTTCAATTTTTAATATTTGATAAAAATATACAAAATTTATTATTTAAATATAGTGTTTATACAGAAAATACATTTAAAACAAAATTAGCATATGTAATTTCAAAAAATATAGGAGAGCATGAAAATATATATTTAAATAAACAGAACTATGCAAGAGTAAGAAATAAAAATAAACGACAACAATTGTATCATCTTTTGATTAGAATGAAAAAATGTCTTGAAACAATCACCGATAATCCAACAAAACACTATAATGATACGCATAATCATGTACCGCCATGGATCTTATTTAAAAATATAAAATTTAGTAAGATAATTGATTTATATGGATTTTTAGAAACAAATTCTAAACAAGAGTTTGTTTCTGAATATTTTGAAAATGGAGTATTAAAGTACGAAGAGAATGCAGAGATGTTAAAAAAAATGATAACAATTGTAAGAAAATTTAGAAATAAAATAGCTCATAATTCAAAAGTTGTAAATTATTATGTTGAAAATGACTATGAACTAAATAGACAAAAATTATTAAGAATAATACCCAGAGAAATTTATCATGTAAAAGATGTACAAGAAGCTAGAGGATCAAATGATTTATTTGCAATGATTCTTTCATTAGTGAAGTTATTAGGAAATAATTATCTTATATTATTATTTATTCAAGAACTATATTTTTTATTTTCATCTGATGATATTATTGCAAAAGAATATATAAAACTAACAAATCTTCCAGATGATTTGTTAGAACGATTAGAAAAATTGAAAGAAGTATATTCAGTGGAATTAGAAAAAGATATATACACATTATTATAATAAAAACTTGAAATTATATTTTTTATAGTGTATTCTATTTCACGTAAAATACCTTGTATTTAATAAAGGGGGATAGAATGATAAAAAATAATGAAGATTTAGATAAAATGTTAGAAAAAGTAAAAGAATATTTATTAAATAGTAATAAAGCAATAGTAAAAATTGAAAAAGGAAGTAATGGAAGAATTTTTACTGAAATTACCCCCACTGAAAAAATAATTATAAAAATTTAATATTATTAGAAAAATATATATATAATATATATTTTTTGAATTAACTTTTGAATAGTAAAAAATAGATTTTTATGTTAAAATTAACTTAACCGTTGGAAGGCATGGCTAGGCCCTAATCCAAATATTCCATTTGCGGGATTGAGAATGGTTAACCATTCTTTTTTTTTATCTAAAAATAATTAGGAGCTAAATATGTCAAATAAAGATATTCCATTTACTTTAGACAATCAAATTAAAACAATAAAAAAATATGTAGTATTTCGAAATAAAACCAAAGTAGAAAAATTGCTTATTTATACAGGATATTTCAGAGTGAGTAAATATGCTAAAGATTTGTATTCTTTTTTAAGTGCAGGGATTCTTTCGAATAAACCAAATCAAAATCAATTAATTGCATATTATGAATTTGATGTTAAATTAAGAAAAATACTATTTAATTATACTAAAAAAGCTGAGATACAATTTAAAACACATATATCTAATTCAATTTCATTAAAATTAGGTAATCCTATATTTTATTTGGACGATAACAATTACACTTCAACTAAAGGTGCAAAAGATAAAGTAGGAAGAAATAAAAATAAAGAAAATTATTCTAAGTTTAAAAAAAACATAGCAGATTTTGAGAAAAAATTAAGAACAAGTATACATAAATATCCCGAGTTTAAAGAATATACTAAACAAGGGAAAAAAAAGAAAATGAAAATACCTTGTTGGGCTATTTTTTCATATTTAGACTTTGGAAGTATGATGCACTTATATTCTTATTTAAAGCTGGATTTAAGAAAAGAAGTTTTAAAGTATGGATACAATAAAAATGCTGATTATAGTAAGTTAACAACAAGATGTGTAGATACTTGGTTAGATGCAATAAGAAATTTAAGAAATATATGTAGTCATCATAATAAGCTTATTTTAAAAACTTCTTCAATTGTTTTAGAAGAAAAATCAGATACGGGTATTTTAATTAGTTATACAGATCTTTTTTCAAGATTATATGCTTTGAAAAAAATATTGAATCAAAAAGATTCATTAGCTTTAAAATCTGATTTAAAAAAATTATTAAATAAAACACCAATAAATGTTTATACATATAACATATTGCCTATTGATTGGGAAATTAAATATGATTCAATAAGAAATTTATAGAGTTAAATTTTATTTGACTAAAAATAATTATAAAGATTTAAAAAAATAACTTGAAAAAAATAAAAGAATAGAGTAATCTATTCCTACATAAAAGCCAATGTTTAAAAATACTGAATTAAAAACAAAGGGCGGATGCTAGTTTTTAATGAAGAGAAATATTTTTAATATTGTAGCTGAATAAGATTTAAAATAATGTAACAAGGTCGGAGACAGTTACTTGTTTAATCAATTTTGATTAGATAAGTGCTGTCTTTTTTTGTTTATTAGGAGTTTTATATGGAAGAAATGGAAAAATTAATGGAAATGATTAATTTGTTAGATATTGATTTAGATACTAAATCAGCAATATTACTTCAACTTGGAAGAGCTGATGGAGCTATAAGGAGGGAATTGAATGAAAAATAAAAGAGTAATACTTTTAGCAGGGCATAATTTTATAAGCCCTGGTTGTCATACTGTGATTGATAAAAAAATAATTACAGAATTCGATTTAGTAACAGATATAGTTGCCAATGTTTTTAAAAGAGAAAGACTTATGGGGATAGATTTAATTAATAAAGCTAGAAATCAATTTGGTGATTTAGTATCAGAAGTTAATTCTTTAAATGGAGATTATTTAATAAGCTGTCATTTAAATGCTTATGATAATAAAAGTCAAGGAACAGAAGTTTTATATTCTTATATTTCGCAAAGAGGAAAAGAATTAGCTAGGATTGCACAAGATAAATTGGTTAAACATTTAGGATTGAATGATAGAGGAATAAAGCCAACAAAACTAAATGAAAGAGGAGGATCAATACTTAATAAAACTAAACCAGTAGCAATATTATTAGAGCCTTTCTTTTTAGATGATATTACAGATAGAGCAATATTAGATGATTATATGAGAAAAACTGAAGATGCAATCTTGGAAATACTTAATTACATAGATAAACAGGAACTTTAAAAATTTAGGGTGAACCAAAATACTAATGGGATGGTTCGGGATAGGGGAGGAAAATATTTAAATTTTTAAATGAAGTTCATCATTTATATATTTCTCCCAAATGGTGGTGGGCTTCATTTGAGAATTTAAAAAAGGAGGTGAAAATTATGTGGAAAGTTTAGGACTGGATCATGCAACTATAAAAACTTCAATTTCAGACAGAGAACTATTATTTATTAAGAAATCTATAGTTGATAAGTTCAAATTAGGGACTAAGTTTATGGAGGATGGAGTATATAAATTTCCTTTGACAGATAAAAGTAATTTTATAAATTACATAGAGATTAAAGAAAAATATGGAAAAGGACATTATTTAATAATAGATTTCAATTATCCTAGATATTTTTCAAAAAGTAATTTTCATCTTCTTTATCAGCAATCACATAAAAAAATAGTCGATGAATACTTAAAAACAATAATAACGGAAATTTTAGATATTGAAATTAAAATGAGTTATATGATGCTTGAAATCGCGGGACAACTTTATGTAAAAATATTTTCAGACTTTTATAAAGTTATTAATCTTATTGCAAGAGCAAAAGCTAATTATATATCGAAAGGTCCAACTTGTAATTTTATGTATTTATCAAAACGTTCACAGCGAGAATTTATAAAAGGATTTACTTCAAAAATGATACCTGGGCTGAAAAATACTCAATATGATAAAACGCAGGAACATAATGAGAAAAATATTGATAAGAAACTAGGTCAAGAGCTTAGAAATGAATATAAAGCAACAGAAAAAGTATTGAAAACTATTTACGGAACAAGTGATGTAGAAGAATTAAACTTAAATATAATCAATATGAAATTTACAGAAGTTCAAAAAAATATCATTGGAGAAGCTATAGAAAAACAACTTCTAGGAGATATAGACATCCTGAGAGAAAAATTAAAAAAATTAGATAGGATAACACCTAAAAATATTGAGTTGTTTGTAACTGAATTTGATGAATATATTTTTGATTATAAAATCGTATCAACTATTTTGAAAAAAGAATTAGGAAATTTAAAGAGTGAACGAATGATAAAAAACTATCAAAAAATAGCTAAAGAAAAATTAACAAGACTTGGTGGAAGCAATAGTCCAATTAGAAATAATATAGGAAATATTAAAAGATTAGCAGAGTATTTGGAATGCTTTTATAATATAAAATTTGAATTGAAAATTACAAAAGATAGTGATTTTCAGTTTATTTTTTTTTAAAAAGTGTAATAAAAGTTGCACTTTTTTAACTGAAAAAAAATAAGAAACTCAGTGAAATCAAGGGTTAGAAGACCATTCCTTACGCGTATTTAAATGGAGGCTAGTTTAAATAAAAAGTTTTAGGATATTTTAGGATATTTTAAACAAAATATTTTAATTATTTTTTTATGGAGGTGATGATAATAGCTTTAACAGAAAAGAAAATAGAAATTATAGAAGAGTATTTAAGAAATAAAGCTTTAGATAAGACATCAGCAGTAAGAGCAATAGATCCAAAAATAAAAAATCCATCTTCATATGCTTGGAAGTTGTTTAGAGAGATAGAAGTACAAGAGTATCTACTTAGAAGAAGAGAGGAGCTATTAATGGAATCATGTATTACTCCAGAAGAAATAATTAAAGGAGTAACAATTGGATTAAAAGGTGCTCTAGGATTCCAAGAGAGAACTATTACAGCAATAACTAAAGATGGATTTGTGAGTGATAAAGGAGTTTATCCAGATGCAATGGAAGCTAAGAACTATTACAGTATCTTAGAAAAAATGTTGGGACCTGAAATATCACCAGCACTTCAGGGAAAACAATTACTTGAAGAAAAGAAATATAAACTTAAAGAAAAAGAAAGTGCTGTTAAAACTTCTATTGAGAAGGGGATAAAAGAATTGAAGCTTAAGAAGCTAAAAGAAGGAACAAAATCAGAAGGAGATGAGCTAATAGGTTAAAGGTACTCCTGGAGGAACAGGAAGTCCTGCACCTCGCTCGAGCCCAGGAAATGAAAAATCCTAGGAAAAAATCATAGTACTTCTGCGACAGTTCCTAAAAAAAAATATTTTTTAGGAGAATTTCATATGGGAAAAAGATATTTAATAACAAAAGAAATTTTACTTGAAATGTTTGGAATTTCAGAACGACAACTTGCTAATTTATCAAAAAAATCAATAGTTGAAAAAGTAGGAGAAAGATATAATCTTGTTCAATCTGTTAAACAATATATAGATTTTAAAGGTATTTCAAGAAATGATACAACACAATCAATTGTAAATGCAAAAACACTTGGTTTGCTGTTAGGAATATCAGAAAGAACAGTAACAGACTTAGCATTAAAGGGAATAATTATAAAAAATGATAAGGATGCTTATGAAAAAGATACCTCAATCACAAATTATATTGATTATTTAAGAGAAACTTTAGATAAAAATTCAGAAGGCAGGCAACAAGAACTTAATAAGAAAAAATATGATGCAGAACTGAAAGAGTTGAAATTAAAAGAACAGAAAAAAGAATTACATAGAACAGAAGATGTTAAAACAGTAATTCAAAATATGATTTTAAATTTTAGAGGGAAAAGTCTTGTTTTACCTTCTAAATTAGCTCCAACATTAGCCCATGAAGCAAATACAGAAAAGGTGGAAGAAATTATTAGAAAATCTGTATATGAGTTACTTGAAGAATTATCAGAGTGGGATCCAAACGATTGAGTAATAATACAATTGAATTAATAAAAAATATTTTGAAACTATTAAAACCACCTAAAAAAACTACAGTTTCAATGTGGGCAGGAAATAATAGAATGTTATCTTCAGAATCTTCACCTGAACCAGGGCTTTGGAATAATGAGCGAGCCCCTTATCAAGTGCCAATGATGGATGCGTTTAATGAAAAAGAAACGGAAGAAATAACTGTAATGGCAGCAGCACAAACGGCCAAAACAGAAATTATTTTAAATATGATTGGTTTCATAATAGATAATGACCCAGGACCGGTTATGCTGGTTCAGCCTACAAAAACCATGGCGAGATCATTTTCTAGAAAAAGATTAGAGCCAATGCTTAGAGATTGTAAATCTTTATCAGAAAAAGTCCAAGGATATTTGGCTAACGTAACAGACAAATATTTTCCAGGGGGATTTTTATTTCTAATAGGTTCTAATTCTACAAATGAGCTTGCAGGAACACCTATTCGATATTTATTTTTAGATGAAGTTGATAGATATAAAAATAATGTTGGAGATGAAGGAGATCCTGTAGAACTTGCAGAAAAAAGAACAGCAAACTTTGCAAATAGAAAAAAAGTTAGAGTTTCAACTCCTGGATTAAAGGAAACATCAAAAATTTACTCTTTATATTTAAATTCAACCCAGGAAACATGGCAAGTTCCATGCCCAAAATGTGGAGAATATCAAAAATTTAAAATAGAAAACTTTGATGTAGAGTCAATAACAATGTGTTGTGAAAAATGTGGTGCCTTTTCTACAGAAAATGAATGGAAAAATCAGGAGAAAAAAGGAAAGTATATCTCAGAAAAAAAGCAAGAAACTAATATTCATAGGGGTTTTTACCTTAGTTCGTTTAGTTCTCCATGGGTTAAGTGGACAGATATAGGAAGAAAATATAAAGAAGCTTTAGATGAACCTAATAAAATGCAAGTTTTTTATAATACATTTTTAGGTTTACCTTATGAAAATGAATTTAATGAGGGCTTAGACTGGGAAATTTTATATAAGAATAGACGTATCAAATATACAGCTGAAGTTCCAGAAGAAGTTTTATTCTTAACAGCAGGAGTAGACGTTCAAGATGACAGATTAGAAGTTGAAGTGTGTGGTTGGGGAGCAAGAAGACAAAGATATGGAATTGTATATAAAATTTTGCTTGGTGATCCTGGAACTGAAAAAGTATGGAAACAATTGGATGAATTTTTACAGAAAAATTTTTATTTTAAAGATAAAACCCCATTAAATATAATTTGTACTTTCATAGATACTGGAGGACATCATACTCAAGAGGCTTATGATTTTATATACATGAGAGAGCATAGAAATATCTATGGAATAAAAGGACTTGGAAGTGATGGAAAGCAGGTAATTAATACAACAAGAAAGACAAAGAGAAACAATGGAAGAAATATAACACTTATTTCATTAGGAGTAAATGCTCTTAAAGATATGACTTATTCATCGTTAAAGAGAGAAGAAGAGGGGCCATTATATTGTTATTATCCAGATGATCCTGAAAGAGGTTACGGAGAAAAATATTTTAAGAGTGTAACAGGAGAAATAAAAACAACAAAAACAGTTAGAGGCATAGAAAAAATAGAATGGGTACAAATTGGTCCAAATGAAGCTTTTGACATTAGAGGTTATTTAACTGCTGCAATGATATATATGAATCCAGATTTTGAAAACTTATCAAAAATGACAAAGAAAGAATTAAGTGAAAAGTCAAGAGCAGCTATATATAAACAAAAAAGAGAGCAAAAATCAAAAGTTTTATTAAGTAAAGGGGTGAAAGTATGACAGGGATAACACTTAAAGAGGCACAAAGTAGATATAGAGAATATTTAGATGCTGAAAGTAAAGCTTTGAAAGGGCAACGGTATAAAATCGAAAATCAAGAATTAGAAAGAGCTAGTTTATCAGAAATTAGAGAAGGCATCAAATACTGGGAAAATAAATGTATTGAAATAGCCAGAGGGGGAAAGAAGATAACAACAATGAGAATAATTCCTCGCGATTTATGAGGAGAGGAGATAAATGGCTAAGAAAAAAAATAAAATAACTGGAAAAAATTTAAAAATAGCTAAAAACTATGCAAATCATGGAGCAAGTAAGCAAAAGGTTGTTTTTAAAGGTCTTGACGATACTTTAAAGTCAGTTAATACAGATTTAGGAAAAGAAGTAAAGAAAACATTAATGGCAAGATCTAGAGAATTATGGATGGGAAGTCCACTTGCTACAGGAGCTCTAAAAAAATTAAGAACATCTGTAATAGGATCAGGATTGAGATTAAAATCATCTGTTGATAACAGTATTTTAGAGCTTTCTATCTCAGAAAAAAAAGAAATTGAAAATAAAATTGAGAAAATATGGAAACTATGGGCTGAAACGACAGAATGTGATGTAGAAAGAACATCAAATTTTTATCAAATTCAGCAATTGGCATTTTTAACATCTTTAATTGATGGGGAATGCTTTGCATTATTACCTTTCAAAAAAAGAGTTGGAGAAATATTTGAACTAAAAATACAGCTGATTGAAAGTGAAAGGTGCATGACACCTCCAGAAAAAGCAAATGATCCTAGAGTAAAAAATGGTGTAGAACTTGATTCTGAAAATTGCCCAACGGCTTACTGGTTTTGTGATGATCCTTATTCTATAACTAAAAAAAAATATAGAAGAGTAGAAGCTTTTGGACAAAAAACGGGTCGAAGAAATGTACTGATGATTCTTGAAAAGGAAAGGATAGGACAACAGCGAGGAGTTCCAATCCTAGCCCCTGTAATAGAATCACTATTACAACTCGGAAGATATACTCACTCAGAATTAACAGCAGCAGTAGTAAGTTCTTATTTCACTGTATTTTTAGAAAATGATAAAGATCTAGGAGGAACTGGCTTTGGAGAACCTATAAGTGATTCTGAAGAAAAAGATCATTCAGAAAAAAATATAGAAATGGGACCAGGAGTCATAACAGAATTACCTGCAGGAATGAAAATAAATCTTGCTAATCCAACGAGGCCTAATACGGCTTTTGATGGATTTGTGAAAGCTATGGCAATTCAAATTGGAGCAGCCTTAGAACTGCCTCATGATGTTTTACTTAATAAATTTGATTCTAGTTATTCAGCTTCCAGAGCAGCTTTATTAGAAGCTTGGAAAATGTATAGGATGAGAAGAGCATGGATAATTGCAGATTTTTGTAATCCAATTTTTCGAGAATTTATGGATGAAGCTGTAGCTAAAGGATTTATAGAAGCTCCTGGATATTTTGAGAATCCGCTTGTAAGACAAGCTTATTTGAACTGCAAGTGGTATGGAGCTACACAGGGACAAATAGATCCGTTAAAAGAAGTTACAGCTGCAAAAGTTAGACTAGAAACTGGATTATCAACTAAAAGTAGAGAAATCATGGAATTATACGGAGATGATTATAACGAAGTAATAGCTCAAAGGGAAATAGAAAAGGAGGAAGGAAATGCCTAATAATAAAAAAGCATTTATGGTGACTAAAGAACAAAATAAAGGCCAAATACGCATATATTCTGACATAGGTGATACTTACTGGTGGGAATATGGGTCAGATGAATTTAGACGAGAGCTAGAAGCTTTAGGAGATGTATCAGAGATAGACGTTTATATCAATAGTGACGGCGGAGAAGTTTCTGCTGCAACAGCAATATATAGTCAACTTAGAGCTCATAAAGCGAAAATAACAACGTATGTTGATGGAATTGCAGCATCGGCTGCATCATTAATATTTATGGCTGGAGATAAAAGAATAATGAGAGAGGCTTCAATTCTTATGATTCATAATCCAGGCCTATCTGCATATGGGACAAGTAAGCAACTTAGAGCAGCAGCAGACTTTTTAGATAAATTAAAAGAAGCTGTTTTAACTGCATATAATAGAGCCGATATAACTGAAGATGAAATAAGCAAACTGATGGATGAAGAGACGTGGATGACTGCGGCGGATGCGTTAGAAAGAGGATTTGCAACAGAAGTAGATACTTTTTCTCCAAAGTTAGATTTAGAAATTGATAATAATGTTTTGATGGTAAAAGATACAAAAATAGATGTTTCAAAAAATAAGCAATTTAATACATTTTACATGAAAAATGCAAAGATGTTTAAAACTAAAAATATGAAGGAGAATGAAGAGAATATGACACAAGAAGAACTGAAGTCTAGAAATCCAGAAATGTATTTAAAGATTAAAGAGGAGGGAGCAATAGAAGAGAGACAAAGAATAAAAGAAATTGAAGAGGCAGGAATACCAGGAACAGAAGTTATTATGAAAAAATTTAAATATGAAGAACCTAAAACAGCTGAAATGTTTTCAAAAGAAGTTTTGAAAATGGTTAAGGCTGGAGAAATAAGCATAGAACCTCAAGAAGGTAAAAAACAAAAAAATGATATGGAAAATTTAAAAGATGCACAAATGGATGCTAAAAAATCAGGAGTACAAAATATTCCAGGAAGTACAGGAAAATCTGAATTGACACCTGAAGAAAAAGCAAAAATGAGAGCAGAAAGAATAGCAGCAAAAATAAATAAAAACAGGGGGTATTAAAGATGGATAAAACTTTAAAAACCGATAATTTATTCAATGGATATATTGCTCCTAGAGTTGTTAAAGGGGTAGAAGTTGAAGCAGGAACATATTTAAGAGGAACTGCAATAGGAGAAGTAGCAGGAACATTTAAACAAATTGGAGAATCTACATATGAAGCAACAACTCTATATGGAATTGTGGCTAATGATGTAACTTTAGCTTCTAAAGGAAAAGTTGAAGTTTATTTAAGTGGTGAATTTAACAAAGAGGCTTTGAATGTTAAATCAGGGGCAAATGTTAATGATTTAGTGATACCTGGAAGAAAAATAGGAATTTTTATAAGTTAAAAGGAGAGGATTAAATGTACGAATTAATAGCTTTGATAGCAGCACTAAAACAGATGAAAAGACCAAATATGTTTCTTTGGAATCTTTTTATAAAACAGGAAATACCTGAAAAAACGTCAAAATTTGAAGTTCATACAAAAGTTGCTAGAAGAAGAATGGCTCCATTTGTAGGAAAATATGCAGGGGGAAAATTATTAGAAAAAGACGGTTCTTCTATTAGTGAGTTTGAACCAGGAATAATAAAACCATATAGAGAGGCTCATGCAAACGAGCTATTAAAACAACAGTTTGGAGAAACAATTTATGGTAATGCTCTAGATATAGAAGAAATAGCAGAGGATCAAGTAACTCAAGAAATCGAATTTCTAGATGAAGCTATAACTAGAACAGAAAATTGGATGCTTGGAAAATTATTAACAACTGGAGTTGTCCCTATTGTGGGAGAAACCGTTAATAGAGCAATTAAATTTGGAGATCATGATAAGGAAGTTTTATCTGGGACTTCTCTTTGGACAAATGAACAATCAGATCCAGTGGAATATTTATTAGAAAAACAATTGGAAATTTTAGAAAAAACTGGAGTAATGATAGATTCTATATGTATGTCTGCAACAGCAGGAAAAGCTTTTAAAGATCATCCAAAAGTAAAAGAAAGACTTAAATATATAACAGCAGATGTTATAAGAGTAGAGCCAAGAAATCTGGGTGATGGAGCAAAATTTATAGGGACAATTCCAGAGGCAGATTTAGATATATATGTATTCACAGATTGGGTAGAAAATTTTGAGACAAAAACATCAGAAGCTATAATTCCGGCCGGAGAAATCATTGGAGGTAAAAGTAAATCCTTTAGAGTGCATTATGGAGCTATAGCACAAATGGTAAATAAAGAAAAAAGTGTATTTGTAGGGAAAAGAATACCTAAAACATGGGTAGATGAAAAAAATGATTTAGAGTGTATTCAGGTTTCATCTGCACCGCTTATAGTTCCTGAAGATGCAAGTTCATTTTTCGCAGCTAAAGTAATTGAATAGGAGGTTTAAATTGAAAGTAAAAGCATTAATTAATATTAGACACAATGAAATTTTATATAAAACTGGAGAAGAGTTTGAAATAGAAAAAAAAGATTACTTAAATATAAAAAATTATGTTGATGTAATTGAAGAAGAGCAACTTGTTAACCAGGAGGAAGTAGCTGATGAGTTTTCAAATATGAAAAAAGAAGAATTAATTGAATTTATAACAGCTTCTACAGGAGAAGATTCTAAAACACTAGGGAAATTAAAGATTGATCAATTAAGAACTAAAGCTAGAGAGATTGAATAATGAATTTAAAAGAAATTATGCAACAAGATCTAGAAGATATTTTTTTTAATGAAGATGAATTTGCAAAGAAAATAGATTTTTGTGGGACTGAAATAGTTGCTATAAAATCTATACAATCTTATAAAGATAAATATCTAACTAAAGCATCTGAACAAGGATTAGGAACGTATAAAAATGGGTTTGCTTTAATTATAAAGCAAAAAGATTTAAATATAATTCCCGAACCCTCAGATGAAGTAGAGATTGATGGAATTAGAATGTTTGTGTTAGATGTGGAAAAAACAGCACAATTAATATATTCAATTTATTTAGAAAGAATTGATGATTGATGAATTTTGAAATAGATAATAAAGAAGTTAAGCAAGCTTTGATATTATTAAAAGCTGCTAATAAAAATATAAATAAAATTTTTACTAGAAGCTTAAATAGAACAGCCCAAATGGCAAAAACAAAACAAAATAAATTGATAAGGCAGGGATATAATGTCCCTGCTCAAATTGTAAGAGAGAAAATAAAGTTAGAAAAAGCAAAACCAGGAAAACTGGAAGCTATTGTTTTAAATTCCTCAAAAAGACTGTCACTAGATAGTTTTAAAGTGAATAAAATAAAACCAGATCATTATAAAGAAAAAATAAAAGTAAGTGTAAAAAAAGGAAGCCCTAAAGTTTTAGATGGAGGATTTTGGGCCTTTTTTAAAAGTAAGCATAATAATCTAGGATTATATTCTAGATCTGGATTAGGAAGAGATACTTTAGAAAAAATATATGGTCCTTCAGCATATCAGATGGGGACAAATTCAGAAATAATAGAAGAATTAGAAGAAGAAGTAAAAGAAAACTTTAATAAGAGATTTGAACATGAATTTTTAAGGGAGTTGGGAATAAAGTGACACCTATTTTAAGAATTGAGACAAACATTCTTGAAGGATTAAGAACAAACTTTATAAGAGAAACATTTGATACACCAGGAGGACAAAAAAAAGAGATATGTTTTCATAAGGGATTTCTTCCTTTTGAATCATATAAAGATAGAGTCCAAAGCAAAGAAAAAAATTCAGATATTCCTTTTGTGTTATTGAGATATAAAGAAGATGAACAAACTTTAGACAGAGGAAATTATAATTCATCAGTAGCCTGGGAAATTATAATTGGCACATATAAAGAAAGTTCTGATGGCTATTCAGTAGGTTTGTATATAGCAGACAAAATAAAAAAATATCTTATGGAATATCCTAATGTTCCAAGAAAATTTAATGTTAAACAAGACTACATAAAAACTAAATTACTTTCAGAAGAAAGTTCTGGGTATTATTGGTTTCATAAACTAGAATTTAGGACCTATGCCCCTTATTATGATTGCAAAATACCTTTGTAGGAGGATTAAATGGCGGAAAAGCAAATTAAAGAAAAAGTAGAAAAGAAACAAGTTAAAGAAAAAAAAGAATGTGTATATATTGGAGCAAATATTAAAACTCCGTATATAGTTCTAAATAGATTTACTATATTACTAGATAAACCTAGTAATTATGATCAGATAGTTGAAAAATCTAAAGATTTTGCAAAATTACTTGTACCAATTGATTATTTTACAAGTAATTTACAGCAAATAAAAAGTTCAAATTACTATAGAGATTTAACAAGAAAAGTTCAAAAAGAATTAGGAGGGAACTAATGTTTCAACACGGAAGTTATTCTAAAGAAGTTGCTACAAGTATAAGAGGAATAGTAACTGCTAAAAATCCTATAGTTGTAGTTGGAACAGCTCCAATTAATATGGGAGACTTAACAAATGTAAATAAAGCTCAATTAATAACATCAGCTGAAGAAGCAATGAAATATTTTGGTGGAACAGGAGATATAAGTTTTACAATATCTGAAGTTTTAGATGCTTGTTTGAATTTGTATAATGTAAAACCAATTGTTGCTATAAATGTTTTAGACCCAACAAGACATAAAACACAAGCATCTGAGAGTAATTTGGCAACAGTTCAACAAAAAGTAACATTAGAAAAAAAAGGGATAATTCTTTCAACTTTAAAGGTCAAAATAGCAAGCCAATCTGAAGCTTTACCCGCTGAACGATACCACGCTTATTTTGAAACAAGTGGATTAGTAACAATTGAAATAATCGGGGAAGGAATCCCTAGAGTAGATGTTGAATATGAATACTTAGATCCGACAAAAGTAAATAAACTTGATATAGTTGGAGGAATAGATCCAAATACATTGACCAGAAAAGGTTTTGAATGTATTGATGAGGTTTTTAATAAATATAATATGATCCCAGGAGTATTGATAGCACCAGGCTATTCTCACGAACCAGAAGTTAAAGCAATAATAGAGAGTAAAGCCTGTTCAATAAATAGTAAATTTGGAGCAATGGGGATTATAGACATACCTGAAACTGTAAATTATGGCGATGCAATATTAAAGAAAAAAGAATTGAATATTATTGATGAAGATTTAATCCTTTGTTTTGGAAAAGGAAAGTTAGGAGACAAGATTTATCATCTTTCTACTTTAACTGCGGGCTTAATGAGTAATATCGATGCTAATAATGATGGAGTTCCATTTGAATCTCCATCAAATAAAAATTTAAAAGTAAATGCACTCGTAATAAAAAATTCTGAAAATTATGAGGAAATTTTACTAGATGAAGAGCAACAAGCAAACCTTTTAAATGAAAATGGAATGGTAACAGGAATTAGAAGAAGTAATGGATTTGTATTATGGGGAAATAGGACAGCAATTTATCAGCCTGGAGGAAGTACAGACCCTAAAGATATTTGGATTCCTTCAAAAAGAATGTTTAAATTTATCGCAAATACATTGATATTAAATACAGCTCAAGACATAGACAGACCAATGAATTATTCAAGAGCTGAATTAATACAAAATTCAATAAATACATTTTTAGCAGGCTTAGTAAGTGCACAAAAGCTTCTAGGAGGAAGAATAGAGTTTTTAAGAGAAGAAAATTCTTTAGGAGATATGTTAGAAGGGAAATTTAAGTGGCATATTTATCTCGGAGCAGTATTGCCAGGGGAATCTTTACATTTTATTTTAGAATACGATCCTAGTTATCAAGAAGTATTTGTAGAAAAATTAGCATCATAGGAGGATAAATGAATTTACCAGGAGTTATTAACAACTGTATTATAAGAAAAAATGGGGATGTAATAGTAGGTGCAGGAAGTTGTACTCTACCAGAAATAACCAAAAAAACAGAAACTTTGACAGGTGCAGGACTTGGAGGGGATATTGAAATTCCAATTGAAGGGCAGCTTGAAAACATGACAGCTAATATAAAGTTTTCAAATATTTGTGAAGGGATGATGCTTGAAGATGGAAAAGTAATGGAAATAAATATAAAAGCTGCATTACAGGAAGTTGATACTGAATCTCACGAAACGGGAATAATAAAAAGAATGTCATCTTCAATTAAAGGACGTGTTAAAAGCCTAAAGCCTGGTGATGTCGCCCCAGGTTCTAAAGCTGAAGCGGAAATAGAAATGTCTGTAACTTATTATAAGTTGGAAATAGATGGAAAAGAATTATATGAAATAGACAAGCTCAATAATGTTTGTAGAATAAATGGAAAAGATATTGCAGATGCAGTTAGAAGTGCATTGGATCTATAGGAGGAAGAATATAAATGAAAAATTTAGATAAAGATAAATTACCAGAAGATTTAAAAAGAGATCTAGAGAGAGTTGAAAATGAAAAAATCAACAAACAATTAGTTGCTCCAGAAATAAAAATAGAAAATATAAAAGTTGAGGAAAAGAAAGAATCTACTACAGATGAACTTTTAGGGTTTAAAGTTGAGGCTGAAAAAGAAGAAGATGACATGATTATAAAGCTAAAAAAACCTATCTCAGGAATAAAAGAAATAATTTTAAATCCCGATAAAATCACTGGAACTACATTAAGTCATTTAGAAAAAGTGTGGAGAAGCAGAAACAGAGAAAATAGAGAGATGGTAAAAGAACTTGATGGAGAATATTTAGCGATGGTTGCTTCCATAATGTCTGGTATTTCTTATGCAAATATCATGGAATTAGGAGGTAATGACTTTACAAAAGTAACATCTAAAACAAGAAATTTTTTGTTAGTAGACTAGGAAATGATCCTTTAAATAATCTTCTAGAGCTAGTTGAAGGACTAGCTCTTTCATTAAATAATCCTTTCAATATAAATTTGAATATTTCATATGAAACATTAATGAAAAGTAATTTATTTACATTAGAGAGGTATATTAAATTAATTAGAAAATATGAAAAAAAGGGGAAATATGAAAGATAAAGGGCTTGAAATAGCTTTAAAGCTAAAAGCTCAAATCGAAGGTAGTTTAGGGAGCAAATTTAAAGAAGTATACAGTAAAATAAATGAAGTTTCCAATGCTTCACAAAAGCTAGGAGAAAAAGCAGAAGCATTAAAAAAATTTGAAAAGTCTTCTGAAGGGCTTAAAAAATTAGGAAAAGAATTTGGAACAGCAAAATTAAAAGCAAAAGAACTACAAGATGAAATAAACCAAGCTGCTATTGCTAATGAAAAAATAGCTAAAACTTATTCTGAAGTGTCAAATCAAGTTAAAAAACTTGAAGGAAGAAAAAGTACTAAAAAAATAGCTGAATTAGAATTGGCTAGGAAAAATCTTCAAAAATTACAACAACAGATGGATTTATCAAATAAGAAAACTTTAGAGTTAGAGAAAGCTCATAAAAAAGCTTCTGCAGTAGTAGAACGTTTAGATAAAAAAATAGGTAGCCAAAAAACTTCATTTAATAAATATCGTATGACTCTTGAAAAATTAAAAATTCCTTTAAAAAACTATAGACAAGAGCTTAAAAAAACAGAATACAGTATAGAACAATTAGCATTAAAACAAAAATTAGCAAATAAAATATCTAAAGCTAAAGAAAATATAAAAGGAGCAGGGGCTAAAGTACTTTCAACTGCAAAAAAAGGAGCTTTTGCAGTAGGAGCAACAGCAGTATTAGGAATAGGATTATCTGCAGATTCATTTATTTCTTTTGAAAAGCAAATGAGAAGAGTTGAGGCTATATCAGGAGCAACAAAAGAGCAATTTAATAAATTGAAAAATGAAGCTATAAATTTAGGGAGTAGTACTGTTTTTACAGCGGAACAAGCAGCTGCAGGAATGGAAAAGTTTGCTTTAGCTGGGTTTAAAGTCGATCAAATAATAGATGTGATGCCTGGTGTCTTAAAATTAACTGCAGCAAGTGGCGAAGATTTATCATCTGTTGCAGATATAATTTCAGACAATCTAATTCCTTTTAAAATGGGAGCAAAAGACGTTGACAGATTTGCTGATGTATTGGCAAATACAATGTCTAGAACAAATGTTAATGTTGGAATGCTAGGCGAATCTCTTAAATATGTTGCAGGTTCTGCAAGTTCTTTAGATTTATCATTAGAAGCTACTACAGCTGTTTTAGGACTAATGGGAGATCAAGCTATTAAATCTGGGCAAGCTGGAACAAATTTAAAAGCAGCATTTAGTAATATTGCAAATCCGAAGGTTCAAAAGAGCTTAAAAGCTTTTGGAATCAATGTAAAAAATAGCAAAAATCAATTTGTAGGTTTATTACCATTGTTAGAGCAACTAGAAAAGAAAACTTCAAAAATGTCAGGAATAGATAGATTGGCTTTTTTAAAAGAAAATTTTGGAGAAGAAGGATCTTTAGCAATAGACAAGCTGTTAACTACACAAAAAGAATTTAACGGTGTTGTTTTAACAGGCTCTAAAGCGGTAGCTGCAATGATTAAAGAAAATGAAAATTCAAAAGGAACTGCGTCTAGAATGGCAGATGTAATGCTCCAAGGAGCTCAAGGAGCTCAGGTACTATTAAGTAGCTCTATAGATGGATTAAAAATTGTTATTGGAGAATTATTTTTCAATCCAACAATGTTAAAACGGATGAAAAAAATAACTGAATTTATTTCTGAACTTGGTAATGTTTTGAGAAAAAATTATAACAACAACAGTTTAAATAAATCTTTAAAAAAAATATTTTCATGGATACATAATTTATATGTACGGTTAGATCTTGCTATAGAACCATTAAAAAAATTATTTAAAGAAATGGTTCCGGATGGTGATATTTTAAGTGTTTTAGGAAAATTTATAAAAAATTTTTCTGATGCTTTAGTTATAGCTACAAAAATTGCTAGTCGAGTTATAGTGATTTTAGTAAAACTTGGAAAAATTTTACGTTCGATTATTAATGTAATGGGAGCAGACAATATTCTTGTTTTTGTAGGAGCTTTTATGGCAATTGGAAAGGCTGTAGGGGTACTTGCAGCAATAAGAGGTAAATTTGTCGCTTTAGGACTTGTAGTTAATTCAGTAGGAGGAATTATAGCAGGAATAAAAACATTGTTGTTAACACTGGGAGGTCCTGTTGTTTGGATAGGAGCTGCAATAGCATTAGCGGGATATTTAATTTATAAAAATTGGGATAAAATAAAACCTGTTCTTTTAGTTATTTGGCAAAATATAAAAGCTATTTGGGAATTATGCAAACAATGGGTTAATACCGCTGCTTTAGTATGGAATTTCTTAAATCCTGTGAAAACTCTTGTAGAACTAGCTAAGTCATTTTATTCTAATTGGGATAGTTCTTTAGGCCTGATAGAAAATTTAAAAAATGGCTTCTTTGGGTTTGTAGATACTCTACAAGCTAAATTAAATGGAATAATTGAAAGTTTTACAAGTTTAGGAGATAAATTTGTAAATATACCTATTATAAGAACGATTGTAAACAAATTTAAGGCAGATGGTAGTCATAAAAATGGTTTAGATTATGTTCCTTACGATGGATACATAGCAGAATTACATAAAGGAGAGCGAGTTTTAACAGCTGAAGAAAATAAAGGAACTTTATTATCACAGTTTAATTCATTAAATAACTCTTCAGATAGAAAACCTGAAAATCCTGCTGGTGAAATAACAATTAAAATAGATATGCCTATTAATATAAATGGAAATATTGATAAAGAAAGTCTAGAGACAATTAAAGAGCAGCCACGGTTAATAGCAAAGGAAATTGAAAGAATCTTAAAGGAGTTAGGAATTAAGCATGAAAGAACTCAATATTAAGGTTTATGAGACCATCTCAGGGGACACCTGGGATGGAATCGCTCATAAAGTATATGGAACAGTAGAAATGACAGAAGAATTAAGAAAAGCAAATAAAGAATTTATTAGAATAATGGTTTTTTCTTCAAGAGTTTTACTTAAATGTCCTGATGTCGAAGCTAAAGCAATAGGAGGATTGCCTCCATGGGTAGAATAAGAAGAGCTTATGCAGCAATTACTTATAATGGAAAAGACATTTCTTTAGATTTACAAGAATATTTATCAGCTTTGACTATAACAGATAATTTAAGCGGAAAATTAGATGATGTTGATATCAGATTAAGAAATAAGAATATGTTGTTTTTAAAGCCTGAATGGGCTTTGAAGCTGAAGAAAAGATTAGATATATCTCTTATTACAGAACAATGGGAAAATCAATCAGAAGGAAAATTACAGTTGAAATGTGGTAGTTTTTTTATAGATGATCGTGATTTTAATTCAAATGTAGTTTCTATAAAAGGGGTTTCTTCTCCAATAACAAATATATTAGATCAAAAAAATAGTAAGCATTGGGAAAATATATCGTTAAAAGTTTTAGCAGAAGAAATTGCAAAGAAACACAAACTTAATTTTCAATATTTAGTAAAAGATGAAATAAAGTTTAATATATTAGATCAAGATAAAGAAACAGATTTAAGTTTTTTAAATAGAATAGCTGAAGATGAAGGAATAAGTTTAAAATTAACTTTCAATAAAATAGTACTTTTTGATAGAGAAACTTTAGAAAAAACATCACCTACAAGAACTATAAATTTACTTGCAGGTGAAATATCAGAAGATTGGAGATTTAGAGAAAGAACGAAAGATATTTATGACAAATGTGAAATAAGCTATCTTAATTTAACGTCGGGATTAAAAGAAACGGAAGTATATACAGCTAAAGGTAAAAAAACAACAATAGATGAAAATAAAGAAGAAAAAATTTTAAAAATAAATAAAAAAAGTTCCTCAGGAGATATTAAAAAATTAGCAATGAAAAAGTTGAAACAAGCAAATAAAGGTGAGATTCAATTTGAATTTTCAGTAGTAGGAGATTTAAAAATAACGGCAGGAACAGTTTTTAAATTGATAAATGCGGGGATATTCAATGGGAAATACATGATTGAAAGAGTTGTGAGAACATTGGCTCCATTTCGAGCAGATATAGAGGCATATTTAATAGCAAGAGAGGATGATAATAATGGGATTAGCTAGGATTGAATTTGGAGAAATAACAACAATAAATCCTATTAAGTCAACTGCAAAGGTTAAATTACCAGAACTTGATGGAAAGACAACAGGAGATTTATTTGTATTAGTTCCTTTAGCAAATGAAGATAAAGATTTTAAGGTTTTGGCACCAGGAAGTTTGGTTGTTTGTCTATTTATGGAAAGCACTTTGGAAAGAGGATTTATCCTTGGTACTTTTTTTAATGACAAATATAAAACACCTTCAGGAGCAGATAAAGATAAAAGAATCTTACTATATCCTGGAGGAGCAAAAATTGAAATTGATAAAAGTGCAGGAGTTTTAAATTTAGACATAGTTAAAACTTTAAACATTAATGTTCAAAATGTTAATGTAACTTCTACTGATGTTGTTTTTAACGCAAAAAATATTAATTTAAACGGAAAAGTGACTACTAATGATTTAAAAGTTAATGAAAATCTAAATGTTGGTGGGAACACAACAACACAAGGAACAACTATAACTAACGGAGGGAGAGTTCTTTGAGTTATAAAAGTGATTTAATCAACGAAGGAAAAAGAATAATATATGAAAATTTAGCTTCTAATTATTCCATTTTTGATAATCTAGGTAAAATTGGTGTTTATGGAGATATAAGCTTTAGAGTTAACAGCAACTATATTTTAACTCCTAGCTCAATAAAAAAAACAAAAGGAAATCAAACTTATAAGCATGAAGGTATAAATTCCCCAGATGTAACAGAATTTAAAAAAAGAAATTTAAGAACAATTTCCTTGCCAGTAAAATTAATTTATGATTTTGTTGATATTCAAACTGTTTTAAAAAAATTAGAAAGAATGGTTGAAAATGGAGAAATATATCCTCTTATAATCGGAGGAGAGCCTCTTTCTGAAAATTCGTTTCTTCTAACTTCAGTAGATGAAGAAGTCACAAGCACAGATGCTTATGGAACTACAATTGTATCTTCTTTAACTTTAAATTTCGAAGAATATATCGATACAGTAATAAGAGGAAGTTTTATATCTCCAAAATTTCTTAAACAAAATGATACATATACCTCTGATAATAAAATCATTCGTGAAGTTAATAAGAATATTTTGAAGGAGGTAAATAAAAGGCTATGGTAATAAGTACTATTTCTAATAAAGATTTTAAATATAATTATTTAATACATCCAAATTCAATAGAAGGAATTTTTCAACAATGTAAATTATTATTATCTACAACAAGAGGGACAGTCCCTTTAGAAAGAGATTTTGGAATAGATTCTAAAGCGGTTGATAAACCTTCAAATATTTTAACTGCAGGGTTAAAAGTTGATATACAACAACAATTTAAAAAATTCATTCCAAGGGCAACTCTTTTAGAAGTTAAAACAACTTCAAAAAATGGAGCAGTGGAAATACATGTAACAATAGGAGTTAAAGATGAATAAAATTGATGATATTACTTTTATAACATCAGATCCACGAGAAATATTAGAAGAAATATTAAAAATATATAAAGAAAAAACTGGAATTGCTCTTCCAGCAGCAGATCCACGTAGACTTGATTATGATACTATTGCATATTATCTTTCTCAAATAAGAGCATCAATGAACGAATCTATAAAACAAAATTTTTTAAGATTTGCAACAGGACCTAGATTAGATTTGAAAGGAGAAATTTTTGGGAATAGAGGAGAAAGAATACCGGAAGGAATTGCTAGGACAACGATGAGATGTATGATTCAGTCAGCACAAAATAGAGATATAGTAATTCCTGCAGGAACAAGATTTGTAAAAGATACATATATTTTTTCATCCATTTCAGAAGGAATAATAAAACAGGGCGAAACTAAAATAAATATTATAGTTGAATCTTCTACTTCTGGATATGTTCCAAATTATGAAGTAGGAGAAATTTGCGATATTATAGATGCTTATGATTTTTATAGTTCTTGCACTAATATAACAAAAGTTTCTGGTGGAACTAATACAGAAAATGATGATGATTACAGAATAAGATTAAGAGAAGTTCCTGAAAGTTTCTCTACAGCAGGGCCATATGCAGCTTATGAGTTCTGGGTTAAAAGTTCTTCCGGAGTTGTAAGAGATGTACATATAGAATCTCCGAATCCTTGTTATATAGATATTTATATAGTAGGTACAAATGGAGCTAATATTTCTGAAGAAATAAAGCAAAAGATATTAAAAAATATTGAAGATAAGAGACCAATGGGGGATCGTATTCAAATTTTAGATCCCGCTAAAATTAATTTTTCTATTGATATCACGTATTATATCTCTTCAGAAAATGAAGGACAAGCTACATTGATAGATAAATCTATAAAAAATAACATAAATAATTATATTAAAAATGTAACATCTAAAATAGGAAGTGAAGTAGATTATCAAGAATTAATAACTATTTGTAAAAATTCAGGAGCAAAGAAAGCAGTTATTAGACAGCCTGCTGCTGACATAATCGTCTCTAAAAAACAAATCGCTAAATGCACAAGTATTAATATCGTATCTGGAGGAATTTCATGAAAGATATTTATGAAATAACTTTAAAAGAATTAGCTCCAAATTCACGTTTAAGAACAAAACAAGATTTATTATTCTATGAAGTTATAGATGAAGCAATAAAAAAATTAATACTAAAAGAAATTCACAATTTAATTCTTTTAGATAATATTGATAACTTAAAAGAAAATATAGTCGATTTGTTAGCATATGAATTACATGTTGATTTTTATGATTATTCAGCTATTTTAAAAGAAAAGCAACATTTAGTAAAAACATCAATATTATCACATATGAAAAAAGGGACTTTATTTTCTGTTCAAAATATTTTAGATATTTTTTTTCAAGAAGCTAAAATTTTAGAGTGGTTTAATTATGGTGGAGATCCGGGGAAATTTAAAGTTGAAATTTCTGATTCTAAAGCTGATTATTCTCAAACAAAAAGAATAACAAAAATGATTAATTCGGTTAAAAGGACTAGTCAACATTTAGAAAATTTAATTTTTATAAAAGGAGATAATTCTTATTTGAATTATTATGGATTTTCACATAGCTCAGGAAGAAAAATTGATAAATATAATCCAATTTAGGAGGGATACATGAATACAAACGGTGCGATTATAACAAATGCAGGATTAGAATTAATATCGCATGCACTTGCAAATAATAAAAATATATCATTTACAAAAACTAAACTTGGGAAAGGGAATGTTAATTCTTTTGATGAAGCTAAAAAACTTAACGATATAATTCAATTTTATAAAGAAATTCCAATAACATCTATTGCACGAAATAATTCAGGTATAGTTAGAATTAGATCCAGTTTTACAAATGCAGATTTTCCTCACGAAGTTATTCTAAAAGAGGTTGGGATATTTGCAAAAACAGATGAAACTTCAGAAATTTTATTTGCATATGTTAATGATGGGCTTGGAGAAAATTTTCCACCTGGAAATTCTGGAAATGTAATTGAACGAACAAGAGATATTTATGTTGGGGTTGGAAGTACAGTACAAGTAAATGCAATAATTGATAAAAGTGTTGTTTATGCAACTGTATATGATCTCGAAGAGGGATTAAATAAAAAAGAAGATAAATTTCCCAAAAATTCTGGTTGGAATCTTGAAAAAACAGATTTAACAGAAAATGATACAAATAAAATTTTTACAGCATTAGGAGCTTTAAATTTAAAAAATTGGTTAGTTACTAACTATACAACTCTTATGAATAATATAAGAGGGACTCTAGAAACTGCAATAGGAACTAAATTAGCTCACGGTGGCTATGGAGGAACAGGGCAAACATTATTTAATTTAATAGAATCAGCAAAAACTTCTTTGACGTCTTTAATAAATGGAAAAGAAAATTCATTTAGTAAAAATTCAGGTTGGAACCTCGAAAAAACAGATTTAACGGAAAATAATAGTAACAAACTATTCACTGCCAAGGGAGCTTTAAATTTAGTTAACAATTTAACAACAACTTTTACAAATGCTATTAATAAAGCTAAAGAAGCTTTAAGAGTAGATATATCAAGAAAAGAGGATAAGTTCCCGAAAAATAGTGGTTTTAATCTTGAAAAAACAGACATTGTTGAAAATGATGGACAGAAATTAATTTCTGCAAAAGGAGTATATGAATTTGGACTTGGAAAACTAGATGCAACAAAATTAAATTTTATAATTGTGAGGGAAAGTGATAATTTAAATGATTTAAAAGGAGGAAATGATGATTCTGTAACGCTCTACAAAATACCAACAAGCTTTGGGACAACTGATAAAAATTATCCGTCGGGATCACAAGCGGGAATGCTACTTGTTTTTAGAACGTATGGCATTCATATTTATCAAAAATATATAAACGTTGGTGCTAATTTTAAAACTTGTGAAAGGGTTTTTAATGGAGCTTCGTGGACAGATTGGATAAGTTTAAAAGAAGAAATGGATATGAAAGTTTCTAAAGCAGGCGATACTATGACGGGGACACTTACAATAGAGAGAACGAGTTATCCTTCCGTAAAACTAAACTCTACGTCCCAACCGAATGAAACTTTTCAAAAAATTATAGAGGCTAACTCTAGTGGCGGTTTGGATTTTATTACACGTAATAAAAACGGTTCTAATAACGGTTTCGCAACTTTATTACCAGGGGAAACCGGAAACATACCTATTGAAGTAAATGTTTCGTATGCGGTTTACGGAGCTTTAAAAGTAAGACATAAGAAAGTTGGGAATACATTAAAAGTTTGGCTGAACATAGGATATATGTCAGACAGTCAAAATGGGTCAATTAGATTAAGTTCAAATACTGTGCTTTTTGATGTAAGCGTTTTAGTGCCAGGGTACAAAATAGATAGAAATTTAGTTGAACAAGTTATGTATTGTGGAGTTGCTAGAGGTTATAGTGGTGATAGAGGCTATTTCTGGAATGATTGGGTGGTTAACGTACGTGACAGCAATGCAATTTATACGAATTCTCCAACTGAATTTAGTGCTTATTCAAGGACTTGTGGTTATTTAGAAATACCGATAATAAAAGCTTAATGTGAGGTGACGTAATGTACATTTATTTAGATGATAATAATAGTGTTTTTTCTTACACTAAAGAAAAAAACGATAAAGGTATTTTTATTGATAGAAATGATTTTTTAGATTTAAATAATATATATATATATGAAAATAACGAACTTATTGAATTTAAAAGGCCAGAAGGCGTGAAAGTGATTTTTGATTTTGATAAAAGAACTTTTGTTGATTTAGCTTCTTCTAACGAAAAACAAAATTTTTATAAGACTAAAATGATTGAAGTTAATGAAAAAATAAAGGAACTTAACGAGATCGGCTTGGCGGGAGGACTAGATTATATAACTCTGGAAAAAGAATTAGATGAATATAAAAAAAAATATATAATTGCCTGTCAAGATGAAGCAATAAAAATAGATGAACATATGAATTCAACTAAGCCAGGAATAGCACAAGTACAATAA